CGTTGATGTCGGTCGTCATCACAACTCCGGCGATGCGTATCGCTCGATCAGACCTTCGATAAAGCGGCCCGGCGCCTGAAAGCGCTGATTCGTCGTTGAAGCCTCGCGATTCTCATAAAGGCCGCCGATTTGAATCTTCATCCATGCGACGATCGACTTCGGAATGCTGTCGGTGTCGAACGCGCCGCACTTGAACGTCACAACGACGTCCGTGCCGCGCGGCCACGTGCTCACCGGCATCAGGAACGCGCCGGACATGAGTCGATACTGATCCGGCGCCAAGGTCACGGCCGCACCGGATTCGTCCTTGTAGGCGACGCTCGTCACCTCGGTAACGTCTTTCCAAAGACGCAGCTTCCCGGATGGGAACGCGTCGCCGCGCGATTGGCAGGTCTGAGGCAGCAGCGGACGCTGAAGCTCCTTCTCTGCCGTTTCGCGCGCAGCAACGATGAAGCCTTCGATCTCGTCGTCATCGTCGCCGCCGTCGACGCGCAGATGCAGCTTCGCCTCTTCGAGACTGATCGCCTCGGCGGACGGCTGAACGGTGACGAACAGTTGCACAGCGGCTCCTTATTTGAGCGATTCGGCGTACTTCACTGCGGCAGCTTCGTCGTCGACGACACCGGCGGCCTTCGCTGCCTTCAGCGTGTCAGCGTCGAGCGCGACGACGTCGTTCGGCTCGCCGTGCTCGCACGTGACCAGCACGCGCGCCTTCGTGGTTTTGGCTTCTGCCATGATGCGATCCTCAGTTCATTGGAAGGAGAGCGGCCCGCGCGGGCCGCTCTGCGCGATCAACCCGGCTTAGGTCGCCGAGTTCTGATACAGCTTGACCGCGCCGCCGACGTCGATCAGGTTGCCGCCTTGGCGGTTAAACGCCACGAAGCCCACCTGGCCGTTCAGCGTGAACGCCGAGTCGGTCATTCGGAACATCGTGAGATCCATCACCTCGCGCACGATGTATTTGCTGAAGTCGCCGAACGCGATCGACTTCGCGTTCGCGGCCATCGCGGGCATTTCCTGCGCGATCGTAATCGGGCGACCGAGGAGACGATCCGGCGCGCCGCCGGGATTGCCTTGCTCATAGCCCGGCACGAAGATCGGACGGCCTTGCGTGTCCTTGATCTTGCGGATCACCTTGAGCGACGAGTCCGCCATCAGGTAGCCTGCGTTCGCGCGATAGATCGGGTCGACGCTGTGCTCGAGGTCGATCAGGTCGTCATAGATGACCGTGGTCGTCTGGCCGGTCGTGCCCGTCTTGCCGACCGTCGCCGCCGTGACCAGGCCCGTCGGCTGGCCCGAACCGGTGCCGACCGTGAAGTGCGACGCGGTGATGCGGCCGATGCGCAGCGCGAGCAGCGCCTGAATGTAGCCTTCCAGATCGAACATGCTGTCCTGGATCAGCTCGAACGGCAGCGCGATCTTCTTCGACGAGTACTTGTACACGTCGAGCGTCTTGTTGCCGAACGTCGTGTCGAGCGCGGTCACGGCTGCGTTCTGGCCGACGATTTCGCCTTGCTCCGCCGTGGCGTCAGCCGTCGGGAAGTTCATCTGCGCGCCGGTGCCGGTCTGCAGCGTGGTCGCCACCGCACGAATGCCGCCGAACGCCTTCATCGCCTGCGTGAGCTGGCGGAAATATTCGGTCGCCACCGTGTAGCCACCTTCGCCCGGCGTGGTCGTGGACATCGCGTTGCGGATGTCGCCGATCGCTTGACGGGCCTGCAGGCGCGCGAGGTCTTCCTGCGCCAGCGCGTTCATGCCGCCGGTCAGGTATGCGCGCAGCGCGCGCGACTCGTCGCCGTGTGCGCCCGGCGTGCGGGTGAACTGATTCACCAGCCCTTCCGTGTTGCCGTTGAGCGCGTTCGCGGCGATCTTCTGCAGGTAGTCTTCGTTCCGCTTGATCTCGGCGTTGACGCGGTCCAGTTCGGCCATGCCATCGGCATAGGCCTTGTCCTGATCAGCGCCCCACTTATCGCCCTGGTGGTTTTCCATCAGATTGGCGATGTTCTTCGCGAGTGCGTCACGGCGCTCCCGCAGTTGCTGGATGCTCATATCCTCTCCTGTTGAGAATGAAAAAAGCCGCCTCACGGGCGGCTTGGATCGAACGCGGGAGCGCGTCAGATTCGTTGCTGAAGGTCCAATCGACGTTTCATTGCGGCAAAATCGGGCGCATCGCGCGGCGTTTCAGGCTCGGTCATGACAGGCGGTGCCGACGACGGCTCAACATTCGCCCGCGGCGCACCGGGCGCCGGAGCGTTCGCGTACGCGCCGAGATTCCACGCCGATGCCTGCGCCTTCTCTGCTGGCTGGGCCAGACGATCGGCGAAGCCATTCGAGAGCGCCTCTTCCGAGTTGAACCACGTCTCGGCGGCCATCCACGCGGCGATTGCCTCGGCGTCCTTGCCGGTGCGCTTCGCATACGTGTTCACCAGCGACGAGTCGATCTTGTCGAGCAGATCCGCCTGGCCGCGCATGTCGTCGGCATTCCCAACACCGATCGTCCACGCCTTGTGGATCATGAAGAAGCCGCCTTCCGCGATCTCGATCTCGTCGGCCGCCATCGCGAGGAAGCTCGCCGCGCTCGCCGCGAGCCCGTCGATGTGCGCGACCACGCGCGCCGAGTGGCCGCGAATCGCTGCCTCCATCGCACGCGCGCCGAAGACGTCGCCGCCCGGCGAGTTGATGCGCAGATGAATCGTGCCCGCGGTGATGCCGGCGAGTTCCTTCACGAAGGATGTCGCCGAGACTCCGCCCCAGTAATCGTCGGAGACGATCACGTCATATAGATACAGCGTGACTTCGTCGCCCTCGGTGCTGGCTTCAATGCCGAAGCGTCGCGGCGCCTGCCGGTTCTCATTCAGCAGCTGGAGGATTCGGTTCTGGCGCATTCGTTGCCCCGGTGTTTAAGGTGTCTCCGCCATCGACAGGCGGCAGGTTTTCCATACGGCGGACCTCATTGACCGTCAGCCAGCCAGGCTCACCGGCGCGCCCGAGACCAACTCGATAGCCATCGTTACGCGTCTTGAAGTCGCCGCGCTCGAGCGTCGCCGCATTGAACTCGACGAAATTTCTCGCCGTCTTGAACAGCTTCCGATTGAATTCCTGCTCAATCTTGACCAGATGGCGCTGCAACGTGTACTTCACGAAGCCGATGCCCATCTGCTCGACGCCGCTGCCCCAGCTAGTCGTCTTGTCGGTCTGGCCGATCATGAACGGCGGCACGCCGAAGATCCGCGCGACGTCCTCGATGCTGAACTTCCGGTTGTCCAGAAGCTGCGCATCCTGCGGCGAGATGCTGATCTCTTTCACGTCCATGCCGTTCGGGAGAACAACCGGTGCCGTCGTGTTCTTCGCGCCGGAATAGCGCTCCGCCCACTGGCCGCGCAGCTTATCGATCTGCTCGCCGCTCAGCTTGTCGCCAGACTTGAGCACGAGATCGGGACGCAAGCCCTGATCGATCATCGTCTCCGCCTGCTCGCCGCCTGCCAGCGCGATTGACGCGGGCTGCCGCAACACGTGGCGGATCTGCGAGAGCCCGCGCAAGCCGTTGAAGCCCGGCCCGGGAACGTGGATCACGTCGTCCTGGTCGAGCGCGATCACGCCTTCGGGCGTCGAGAAGAGGTACGCGCGACGCTCAGGCGACGCGCGAATCACGTCCACGCACAACGGATGCATCGGCTCCAGCCACTTCACGTCCGGCGAATACGGCGACACGCGATGGATGCGCATGAACAGATCGCCTTCGAGCAGCAGCGACTGCGCGCCGAACTCCCAGCCGACGGGCGCCGACCAAGTCGGATGCATCTGCTCATTGAGCAGCCACCAGAGCGGCGGGCGATATTTCTTCCGGCTGTCGCCGTCCGTCTGATACGTCTCCAGCGTCAGGCTCGCCAGCGCGCCGCCGATGAGCGACACGCACGCATAGACGGCGGACACGCTCATCGCGCTGCGCTCGCTGATCGCGCGGCCTGCGCCGACGTGCCCTGTCAGCCATGCATAGGCTTCGGTGCCCGGCGTGATGCCGGAAACGGGCACGGAGTTCGCCGGCCCTTGAGCGCGAGCGGCTTCCCGCTCCGCGCGCCACGACGTCAGGATCACCGATCCCGGCGTGCGCACGCGCTGCTCGTTGTACCAGGGCTGAGTCATAGGGCGATGATTTCCGGATCCGCTTCAGGTTGTTTGTTCAATACGCGGCCGATCGCCATGATGAGCGCGACCGCACCGTCGATCTTGTTGTCGTCGCCCTGCTTGATCGGACGCACGACATCGTCGTTGCCGGGCAGATGCTTGCCGACCACGTTGCTGATACACCACGTCATGATCGGATTGCCGTCATGATGGAACCGGCCGGACGTGATCGCCGCCTCCAGTTCCTTCATCGGGTCCGACATGTTCGTGTA